GTAGGTTTATAAGAACCGGACGATGCTGAACCAATAGTTCCTGCAGTTATAGTAATTGTAACTTTACCACTAAATGTAGTTGTTGTAGTAGGGCTGTCCCCTTCAGTTGTAGTTGTAACACTTTCCCTAACACGACTAAAAGCTAGTCCATTATAAGTATATTTTCCGGTTAGTTCATTTGTTGTGGTTATGTCATCACTACCATACTGTATTACACTATATAGTTTTATATAATTAAGTGGTATCTCAGGATCAAATAGATATTGTCTACTAGCATCAACTAAATTAGTAAAAGTATTTGATTTTAATTTTGCTAAAAATACTCCTGAAGGATTTGCTCCATTTGTTGTACTAGCAGCTCCGCTAATTACGGATATTCTATTTTCAGGTGTTAGGCAAAATACGGTTTTTCTGTATACTGGAACAGCTACATCTACTAAATAGTCACCACTATCTCCGCTAGATCTGGTTTCTTGAGTGATATAACTGCTAGGATCTAGCATTGATATAAAATTACTATCTAGTTCATAACGACCAGTTGTACCTACTACTGCACCACTACTTATTCGCTCTAAGTTAACCTCAAAAGTTGCACTAGTAGGCGCTGATTTTCCATCCTTTAAATATATTTTTCGCATACCCTCAGGAAAGCTTAATATTACTTCTACTCTTGTAGCTTCGGTTTCCGTAAAAGTAATAACTTCTTCATTTTGTAAGGATGGTGTAGTTGTATATACTAATTCTACATTTTTAAATTGTTGCTCTACAATATTAGGGTATAAGGTATTAAATCGTGTAATCTCATTAGTTTCGCGCTCAGTACCATCGCTGTTTAAATAGCCATATACGTGAGCTGGTAGAGGCAAGTTGACTTGCGTATTGTTTTGATAGTAATCTTCAATTACGTTAGCACCAATACAAATATCTTCTATTTTAAGCGGACCAAATCCCCATACTAGTTGCATATTCATATAGCTAGTACTAGTTTGTGACTCTGCATAAGGTTGCGAACCTAATGGTGGCGTCATGCGTACTTTGCCCAGTATTACTGGTATAGCACCATAAGGATTAGCGCGATTGCTAGTGCCGCTAAATAAATTTAGTTCTCTAACGCTGTCATTTTCGAGTTTTGGTGGTCTAATAGGCACAAGCGCATTTATTAAAGCTGCTCCTGCCATAGTTATAGCTACTTGTGTAACTGCAACAGCCCAAGTAGCAGTAGTACCAAAAACACTAGATGCTATTTGTGGAGCATATTGTTGTGCAAATATCATTACAGCAATAAATAGTGCTACACGTAAACCTTGCCTGCCTTGTGGCACAGTTTTATAAGTAACAGTTTGACCTGCTTGTAGTACAGTATTAGTCCAGCGATCTTTAGGTATAACTACACCATCAACTGCTACAATTATTTGTTTTACTAGTCGTTCGCTGACTTTATACTTTTCTTGTAAGTAATCAACACATTGTTTAATTGTAATGCCACTAGCCGCCCAGTCAAGTATTCTGTTAACCTTAAAGGGATGTGGACTACCAGCTAGTTGTATATTTTGGTGCACAGGACTATAAGTATAGAATCCTTCTAGTCTATTTGTCCAATTAATACGTTTTAATGACTCTATTACACTACTATGCCCGTCGCGAGCATGTAAAAATTTGCTGTTTTCTAGATATATGCCTACGTGTGTTGGCTCACCTAATATTTTAAATAAGCATAGGTCACCTAATTTAGGTGAAGTGGTTTTAGTCCAGTCGTTTTTATAAGTAGTAATGGCAGCTACAACCTTAGGGTCGTAACTGCCCATATATTCTTCGCTATAACTGGGTAAATCTATGCCAAATTCATTCTTATAAAACAGTCTAGCTAATCCCCAGCAGTCTAGTCCAGCTTCTGATCTACCGTTTTCTAGATATGGTATTCCGATATATTTATCATACATAATTAAAATAGTCCTGGAAAATATATAGGAGTAAAATTAAAAGCTGGAAAAGGTTCTCTGCTGTAGTTAATCATATTTAAGTCAAATGTTATTTGTGTTGAAGTATAACTAACATTGCTTATGAAAAAACTACTAAATTCAGCTTCTACGTCGTTGGGAGAACTACCTAGTACTAGTTGTATAGTTACACTAGCTGGTTTGTTTAGATTAGTTCTAATTAATTCTACTAGTTCTGGTGTTACATAATTTAATTGTAATTTACAGCTTGTCTCACCACTCTCAGTTTCATTGGGCAGAGTTATTTCAACAGGTATAAAAATAAACTGCTTACTATTACTTATTACACCGTAAACAACTTCGCTGTCAGTAGTATAACTTAAACGCTCTTTCCAACTGTCTGCAATTCTAAAAACTCTTTCTCCAAGTACGGTTCCAGTTGAATTTCCTAGTGCTACAACCGTACCTCTAGGGGATAGACTAACCTTAATAGTATCGTTGGTATAATCAATATCAACGATGTAATAAGTTGTGCCTGCTACTAGGCCACCTATTGATGCTGAAAATATAATATTATCATCTATATTATAATTATCAGCACTGGTTAATTTTATAAGGTTTGATCCAGCATAGCTATTTGTGGCTTCAACTTTGGTTGGATCTTTAATTTCAATAAGCGTAATTAGTTGCTCATCTACTTCAGATGAGAACATTGCTCTAATAGCAGCAGTAGTTAAATTGTTTAATCTACTCATGGTAATATTTCTAGCCGTAATTGTGCTGTATAGTAGTCTGGAGCAGTATATTCAATAGTAAAAAATTCATTCTCACCTTGTGGAACCAGTCTACATTCTACTGTTGCTTTAGTTCTAGGATGTAGAAAATTAAATCGCTTAACTCCATATATGGTATTTTCGATCCAATTTTGTAGTGTATCTACTTCGGTTTTGGTTAGCAAAAATTGTACGTCCATTGTGCTAGGTCTACGGCCACGCAATCGCTGCTTGGCCGGGCCTGCGTCCATAGAAGAACGAACTACATTAATGCCTACGTTTTCTCTATATCCACGTTGTGGGTGTTGAGGAAAAGGGGCTGCTGGCCAATTTGGTATTGCCATAATTATCTCCTAACCATTCTTGGTCTAGCTCCAAATCCTGAGAGCATAGCTTGTTGTACACTGCTATTTGGTGTAGTCATTTGAGTAGCTACCATTTCTCCAACTACCACTTCTATACGTCTATTTCCTCGGCTATCAACAGTTTCTTTAGTTTCTGCGCGTTCTGCTGTATAGTTATTAACAACCACTTCCACATTGCCGCCACCACTATTGCCAGAACTTCTAACTCCTAAAACACCATCACTATCTCTAGTTAATGGCATTATAGCTTCTGGACCAGCTTCGCCCATTACTCCTAAACCTTTAGCTGCTTTAAATAACGTTGGCTGGTTTACGATTTGATTAGTAAACATGCCGCCTTTTGCATAAGTTTGAAGACCAACATCAAATGCACCTCCTTTTGCAAAGGCAAATCCTCCTGGAGTACCGAAACCACCTTCGACATAACTAACATTACCACTGCCAAATAAATTACCAAATAGACTGCCTAATAATGGTCTAAGTGCTTGCACATATAGTGCATGCATTTGTAGGCGCATTTCGTATCTAGCTATATCCATCAGGAAGCTATTTATAACATCTTTAAAACTGCTCTTACCAGTAGCCGCCCATTGAACAACGGCATCGGCCATACCATTAAACAGCTCTTCAAATTTGTTAGCAAAATTTGTAAATCTGTCTGGTATCATTACACTGCGTTCAACCAACTCTCTAGCATTTTGTGCTTGTTGTATAGTTAGCTGTTGACGAGCATTTAAGCTAGCTAATGCTTGATTGGCAGCAATAACTTGTGGATCTGTATTAGGGTCTAAGCCTTCCATGCCTCCGGCTTGACGTCTAGCGTTGGCTAAATTAATTTCTAGTCTTGTACGTTCCGCGGTTATAACAGCTAAATCTTGTTCGACTTTTAATTCTATTTGCTTAATTTGAAGATTGGCACTTAGTCTGTTTTTCTCGTCTTGGGTATATATACCGAGATTGCTTAATACATCAAAACGTTGCTTTTCTATATCTAATTCATGATTTTTTCTTTGAAATATCTGATCTTCAGCATTTTTTATTTCATCTAATATAGCTAGTGTATTTGCATTTGCTGCATTTATTTTTGCTGTTTCAATTGCATAAAGCCCTACTTTGTCAGCAATACCCGAAATTTCTACTCTTACCTGTTTACTTTGCTGATTCCACTGTTTTGTTTCTGTAACAGTTTCTTGTAGCCCCTGCATAGTTAGACGCTCACTAGGTGTCATTTCACGCTGGGCGGCTTCTTCACTACCATATTTTTGTGTTAAATCGGCACTAAATCTATCTAAAGTACGTTGTTCGCGTCGAAGGGTAGATTCTTCTCTAAATGATTGTAATGTGTCTCTAGCTTGTCTGGCCTGTTGTTCTGCGGCAAATCTTGCCTGTTCAGAGCCTAAACTAGTTCCTGTAATTAATGACTTGTACGCATCGGCTAAGCGCATATAGAGATCAAAATTACGCTCAACTACTTGTAGATTATATTGCTCTTGCTTACCTATTTGTTCTAGTAGTGTTTTTTGATTTAGTAATTCTTTACTACGGCTACGCTCTAGTTCAATTTGACCGGTTTTTTCCTCAAACTGTTTTGCTACATCACCTGGTTTTTGTCCTGCACGTAGGGCCATGTCTCTGGCAGTTTCTGCACGTTTTAGTGCTGCATCAGCCGCTTGATCAATTAATTTATATTGCTCTTGTAGTATAGTTTGTGCAAGAGATAACTGTGCTCCTAGGCGTTCTGGAGTATCACTGCCTATAGCATTTATAACATTATTTAATTTTTCAAACTCAAACTTTAAGCCGTCTGTTTGACGCTTTGCCTCTATATCTAGCTTTTTCATAGCAGCGTCAAAATCAATAGCTAGATTTTTAGCTGCTGCATTAGCTACTCCTAGTGCTGTACGCTGTCTACGTTCAAGTATAGATAGTAGTGCTGAATTTTCAGGTATTGTTTTTTGTAGTTCTGCAAATTGAGCGTCAAAATCTTTTTGTGCTTTTTGCGAGCTAAATTTACCACCTGTTTCTAAAAACTGTCGCTGTAGCTCTCTGGCACTCATAGACGCTTGTAATTTCTGTCCTTGATCGCTAACTATGCCTTCAGCACTTGTAGCTGCACGAAGTGCTTCACGATCTTTTGCATCAGCTATTTCAAGACGTAATAGTTCGATTTTATCTGCAAGTCTATCTTGACTAGTTATAAGTTCTAGTTCTACACTAACTTGTTGCTTTGATATTTCTGCTACAGCTTGTGTGCCACTAATAGTATCACCAAAACCTTTGCTAACTATATCTTTTTGTGACTGTAATTGAACTTGAGCTAATTTAAGTCTAAATTGTTCTAGTGCAGCTGTTACTTGATCTCCAATACTACGCTTAATAAATGTTTCGGCTTCTCTTCCTAGGCCTTCTATTTCTTTACGGATATTTTCAACGCTTGATTCTTGTGCGCTAATTATACTACGCTGTTCAGCTATTTGAGCATCAAGTTCTCGTCTGCCAGCATTTGTTAAGTTTTTGCTAGCTCTGCGTTGTTGAAGTTCATCTAGTTTATCTTTATAACTTTCTAGTGTTTTTGCTGCACTTTCATAGGCTGGCTTTAAACTATTAAATTGTGTTACTACAGCTTGTATATCTAATGCTGCTGATCCGAACATAGATAAATCAGTTGTACTTAATTTATCTAATCCTGCTGCAACAGTGGTAAACGAAGTATCGGCTAGTGATTTATTTAATTCCCCACTATATTTAATAGCATTAACAAAAAAGGTAGTTAATGGGCTACTATCGCGCATGCTATTCATAAATGTAGCCATGGATTTTTCTGCTAAATCGCCACTTTCTTTCAAACCTTTTAAATATGTGCTACTTTCTTGTACACGCTTATTAGTTTGTTCAAGAGCAGAATCTAATTGATTTAATTGATCAACATCTCCACCTTCTACGGCTTTAGTAATACTTTTAGCACTTAACTTTCCTATAGGTATATTTAATATTTCCGCATATTGTTTTCTAAACTGTTCTCTGGCTGGACCTACCGGTAATGCCTCAATACTAGCCATAACAGATTTTCCAAGCTGACTAGCTAATTTTTCTTGCATGCTATCTACAAATGGCGTAACATCTTTTAACCATTCTATGGCCTTATCCCAACCACTACTATCTGTTTTAAAGTCATTAAAAGCTTTAGTTGCATTTCTAACGCTGCTACTCAATGCATCTAAACTATTAGCATAGGCTATTGCAGCCTCTAGACCAATAGAGCCTTCCCATTTTTTATTAGTATCAATAGCTGTTTTAGTAGTTTCTTCAAGCTGTGCTAGACTATCCGATAATTTACTGGCACTTTTACTATTAGTACTAAACATGCTATCAAGTACTTCAAAAACTGTTATTGCTAGACCTATATAACCTAGTAATCCACTAATAAATCTTGTAACATTTAGGAATGTTTGACCTAGAATACTAAGTGTTCCGCTAACAACAGTTGTTATTTTTCCAATGCCGCCTAATTTTGTACCGTATTCACCAGTTAATCTAACTAACTCTGAAAAACCAGCTATAGTACCAGCATCTGCTGTTTTTTCTACTACTTGTGCTTGTATATCTTTGACAGCATAAGCTCTATTAGCCGCTTTACTAGCACTAGCCATCATCATTGCATGTGTATCACCACGAAAAATACTTGGTGACTTTTCCATTTGGTCTTGTAATTTACGGTCTAGCTCAGCTTGAAGTCGTTTTTCTCCACCAATTTTAGCTTGTATAACTGCCATTCTATTTTCAAGCGCAATAATTTCAGCAATACTGGCTTTTTGTTTTTCTAAAGTTGTTAGCTGATCGTTTAATATAACCTGTTCAGCTTTTAAGCCTACTACTCTTTTTTCACTAGCCGAAATACCTAATCGCTCTTTGGCAGTATCTACTTGTGTTGCCCATGCACGTTCACTTTGTATAGATGCCATTTTACCTGCTTCTGCAGCAGTAGTTTTTAAATAATCACTATATCTATTTAATGCAGGTATTGCTTGTTGTGTAATTTTTATTGCTGCTAATGCTATTGCTGCACCAATTAATCCGGTATTATCTGCTAATATTTTTGCTACAGGTGCTACTACTGTATTAACTACGCTTAATATATCTTGGGCAGTATTCTTTAAGCTAGCTAATAGTTTATCGTATGGATTCCCTTCTTGCGCAATTTCTCCAAACTTTTTACGCCCTTCTTCTAATACAGCATTAGCAAAGGCCTGGCGACGCTCAAAATCTGTTAGTTGGCTTTCGGTTTTACCTACTTTTCTAGCATAATCTTCGGCAGCTTTACCCGTTTTGGTAAATAAACCTAGTTCATCTAATAATTCTGGTTCTAGTTTAACAATACCGCGACTTAGTCTGCTAACAGCATCGCTCATATTAACACCAAGAGCTTGACTTGCTCCTTTAGCCACTTCAGCAATACCTAATATTTGTTCACGACCTAGTCCACTGCTACTGGCTTTTGTTACGGCTTCTGCGGCTTCACGAAAACTAACCATTCCATCAGTTACGCTTACAAAACTTTTTGTCATACCTACCAAGCTTTGCCCAGTAGCAGCTCCCAGCTGTTCCATACCCTTTATCATTATATCGGTATTCATAGCTTCACGAAGGGCCGTAAATGCAGCTGTAACTGCAAATACGTTAGCAGCATATGTAGCGTATAGTCTAACTAGCCCGCCTAAGCCTTGAGCTTCAGCGGCAAAATCTCTGGCGCT